ACCACTAAATCTGAACTTGACGACACAATTAAGTTGATTGAAGGTGCTTATACCATAGCTTATAGTAAAGTATATGTATTACAAAATGAAGATAAAATAGATGAGTTGATATGTACATATAATGTAGATTTAATAGATGGGGTTGATTTTAATGATGTTAAAGGAACTATATCATTACATAGGAAAAAACATTCCAATACATTATATACGATAAACGCTTTAAATGAAATTATTACAGAATTGAATGATGGTGTAATTGATAGTAAATTTGTTGTCCCCTGGGAAAATTTTAAAAATACACTGTTAATAACAAACGCGAGCGGTTTAAATAGGATAAATACAAGAATTTACAAAATAATAAAAATAGATTAAAGGTTTTATAAAATTAATATATATTTATATACACATTAGGAGAAATGGTTATGACAAAAATAAAAGAAGAAGAAACGCAAACTATAGTAGAAGATAAAAGAGAACCTGACACACCTCCCTTGTCGGAAGGTGTAGAAGAAATTCCAATTAAACAGACATATGATGAAACATCAGAAGAAGAGTTATCATCTTGGTATTTCTTTTACTCACAAGGTTGTGCTTTCTGTAAACAAGCAGACCCAATAATAGATGAATTAAATAAAACAGGTCATGATATTCTAAAACTTGATATAGCAGAAAAAGAAAATTTTGAACTCAAAAAAGAACTTTTAGAAAAATATAATAAACAATGTGGAACACCATTTTTTATAAATGCAGAAACTGGTAATAGTGTCTGTGGTTTTACAGGAAAAGACAATATATTAAAATGGTTAGATGGTGAAGATATTCCTGAACCACCAAGACCTAAAAGTCAACCACCAAGACCACCTTATCACGGAGCTTCTAAAGAAGAAGAAGAAAAGTGGACAAAAGAGTACGAAAAATGGGCTAAAGAGAATGAACATCTTCCCAATTTACAAACTGCTGAAGAAGTTCTTGAACGACCAAGACCAAAAACTGAACCACCAAGACCACCTGCACCAAATCTTACAGATGTAGAGATAGATGAATGGGGTAAAGAATATGATAAATGGGCTAAAGAAAATTCACATCTTCCAGGACTTCAACCTGTTGAATCCTTGTTAGATAGATTTAAAAAGAATAGAAATGCTCAACAACAACAAGTTCAGCGACAAGAACAACAAAAACAACAACAAACTGGTAATGATGAAGTTTTGGGATTCACGGTCAGACTTGATAACCTTGAACAAAAACTTAACAAATTAATGAAACATCTTGGAATCAATTAAATGAAATTCAGGCCTAAACCTACAATAGATAGAGAGGCTAATGAAAACGAATTAAAAAAAATTGACGAAACTGAAGAGATGTTGGCGACGGAAAAGAAACTTCCACCAGCATCTCAGATGGTTCGGAATATAGCAACAGACCATTGGCGTTCTCTCAAATCTTGGATAAAAGGTTCTCAAGTTATCGCACCACAAGAAGAAGCGGAACGAAGATGGCAAATTTGTTTAGATTGTCCTCATCTTTTATACGATGAAACTAATCCAGATACTAACAAAAAAGATGGTAGATGTACTCATTGTGGTTGTTTTATGAATGTTAAATGTCATTATGCTGTAGCCGAATGTCCAATAGGAAAGTGGGGAAAATATGAAAAATCTAACAAAAAATGAATTAATGAACATATATAATGAAGGTAAAAACCTTACAGATAAACCAATATTTATAGATTTTTACGCAGATTGGTGAGGACCTTGTAAGCAATTTGAGCAGGTGCTCAACAAAGTAACATCAGAATATGAAAACAAAATAAATATATATAAGGTTAATATCGATAAAGAACAAGAAATATCTTCTTTATTTAATGTGAGAGGTATTCCTTTTATGGTAATGATTTCAAAAAGTGGTGATATATCAGTTAATGTAGGTGGTATGGATGCTGGTACATTAGAATATTATCTTGAAGGATTACTTCAAAAAAAATAAAAAAAAGCTTGTATAGTTTCAAAAAAATTCGTATATTTATATACGATGTATAAAATAGGTTATATGGTTATACGATTTAACCATAAATAATAAACGATAAAAGATAAAACATAGGAGAAAATAAAATGGATATAAATGCAATAAAATCCAAACTAACTCAGTTACAATCAACAACTTCAACAAAAGATAACTTTTGGAAACCAGAACCAGGTAAAACAGTAGTTCGTATTGTTCCTTACAAACATAATAAAGAAAATCCTTTCGTAGAATTATTCTTTCATTATAACTTAGGTAATAATAAAACTTACATGTCACCTGCTTCATTTGGTCGTCCTGACCCAGTTGAAGAGTTTGCTAACAAACTAAAATCAACAGGTAACAAAGACGAATGGATACAAGGTAAAAGACTCGAACCTAAAATGAGAACTTTTGCTCCTGTAATTGTTCGTGGTAGAGAATCTGAAGGTGTTAAATTTTGGGGATTCGGGAAGACCGTTTATCAAGAACTGTTAAGTGTTATTGCTGACCCTGATTATGGTGATATTACTGATGCTACAACAGGTCGTGATATTATGATTGAACGACAAACACCTGCTGAAGCTGGTAATCAATATGGTAAAACTACTGTAAGAGTTAAACCTAATCAGACTCCAATTACTGAAGATGCTGACCAACTTCAAGGTATTTTCGATAATCAAGCTAATTTGACAGAACTTTATACAGAACCAACTTATGATGAGTTGAAAGATGTTTTGGCAAGTTATCTAAATCCTTCTGATGATGATACAGAAACTACTACTACAAATAATGGTGTAGCTGCTAGTACAACTCCAACATCAAATACTGGAACTACTACAACAGCAACTCCAAAAAAAGAAGAAGTATCTGATGCATTTGACGAGTTATTCAATAGTTAATAAATAAATGAAAATTTGTAGCGAGGGAGAGTTACGCGGTTAGAGAGGACTCTAGAGTCTTGTGAGGGAAGGGTGCAAATCCTTTGTGTAGTTACAATTTCATCATAGGAGAATTAATATGTCAGAAAAAGACGAATTGGCTGGAATAATAGCCGATGAACTAAATAAACAATTCAAACATCAACAAGTTGCTTACTTTCTTGATGAAGGTTCTAATCCAACTGATGTTACTGATTTTATTTCAACAGGTTCAACAATGTTAGATATTGCTATTTCTAATAGACCAAATGGTGGTGTTGCCGTAGGTAAGATTACTGAATTAAATGGTTTAGAAGGTAGTGGTAAATCTTTGATAGGTTCTCATCTATTGGCTTCAACACAACGAAAAGATGGTATAGCAGTCTATATAGATACAGAGTCAGCTGTGTCACCTGAATTTCTTGAAGCGATTGGTGTAGATACAAAGAAAATGTTGTATGTACATCTTGAAACTGTTGAAGAAATATTTGATACTATTGAAACGAT